TTTGCCAGCCGTTATCACCCACGCCTAACAAGTTAGTTCCGTCACAAATTCCCACAATCTCCCTGCCATTTTGTTCAAACACTGCAAAATCACCTACTCCAAGATAGGGTAGAGCAAGTTCTTCTATCCCTTGTATGCTGCAAGCCTTGTCCATGCAAGCTAATAAAGTATTGCCGTATGTAGATATTGATTTTAAAGCTGTTTTCTTATCAGACCAGCTTAACTCTTTAGGGATTAAATCTCGCCCTGTCATTGCTTTTATGGCGGCGTTAGTGGCTAAACAACAATCCCAGTTACCCCATGCAAAACCTTTAGCTTTATTTGCGTTTATAAACTCAAATAGGTCAGCTTGCCAATTAGGTAATTTTTTCATATGCGACTTTTTAGAAATGTGTCCGATAGATCTCTGGGGTCATCAATTGATCAGCGCCAGCTTTGCCCCACGATACTTTTAAATCTTCCATCTGTTGCACATAGCGGAAAGAAGTGTCTCCACTCGCTAGATGCTGTTGGCTAGAGTTTGTATACCTATAATTTGACGGCCTATTCAAATCAACCAGCCGATTCTCTGCGGTTAATGAAATAGTTGATCCTGCTGGGTCATCGTTAACTGTCATAGAAAGCATACGCCCTCTAAAACTGAGCATGGAACCTGCTACTGCATTACCGCCACCCATAGTAAACACTAGAAATATCGTCATTGGTCTGTTCTGATATGATTCTGTTAACGCCATATTTAGGACATCATCGTCCATTCCAGCTAAACTAAGGCTCACTCCAGAGCTTTTTAATTCTTGTGTTTCCTCTATATTGTCTACCTGTAGCAATACCCCAGCGCCCGTGTATGTCTCGCCTCCTAGAGTAAGGTCGCCATCTCCGCCCCAGATCCGTAGATCTGCTGTGTCAAACTCCATTTTAACCGCCATGCCAAGAAATACATGGTCATCATCTAGTCTATTAACAATGGACGCATCTATACCTGCCCTAGTAGCCATTAGATAACCTCCCCTACAGAAAAACCAAGATTGTAATTACTGTTTTTATCGCCCTGCCATTCTACAATATTGTCGGTTAATCTAAATATTCCTTTTGGGCTGGCAAACTTTACAAAATGGCCTGATGTTATAGCTGATCTTAGTTTGGGTTGCGTGCCTACTGATATTTTATTAAGGCCGCCGCTTACCGCTGTCTGGGTTGATACTTCTGTTACCAGTAGTAACTGCGTTGGCGTTGATGTTGCGCTATTCGCTGTAAGTACGCCAAGATAATCGCCTACAGCAATAGTGCCAGCTTCGCTGTTGCCCATAGCCGTTAATGATAACCCTGTAGCCCCTTTCACATTCTGCTGCACTGAACACCCAGACTTACTGCTTTCTGCTATTAATATGCTCGTTGTTTGGACTACTGTGGCGCTACTAACCGCAGAGATTTTATGTGTGCCGTTGTTTTGTTCATTCGCAGACCCCGCATCAATTATGTAATCCCCTACTAAAGCACTGCCAAAGATTGACTCGTTAGAGGTAATTGCGCCATTTGCTACAGCGAATGCTAGGCTTGTACTGGTGTCATTAACTCTAGGCGTTGCTATTAAATGCGCCCCATCATATGTGCCTACGTTAGTAAGTGCATCTGGATCAGTGAATTGGAAAAAATTAGCAGAACCTTTTAGCCTTGCAAGCCAAGACTGCCAGTTAGCCGCGACTGCTCTACGCATAGGTGGCAGCATTACCTCGCCTGACCATCCTACATAATCATATTCTTGTGTTTTTTGTTGCCCCGTAAAAGGTGAAACTGTTGTTCCTATAGCCCTATTAAGACGGAACGAACTCCTTACAAAGTTTGGAGTTGTCGGCATTGCTATCTCTATACTTGCCATTATGCACCCATCAATCCTTTTCTAAAACTACCGCCACGTTGTGAGGCTTCTAATACTGCTGCTTTTGTAGTGTCTGATATTTGTGGCATAAGTTTAGCTAGCTCTGATCTAACTTGACCAACTACGCCAGTGCTAAAGTTAATGTTCTGGTTAATCACTACGCCACCACCGCCAGCGCCTTGTGAATCTGCATTGTTCATTATTCTGCCAGAGCTATTAGGCACGAATATTTCTGCACCACGTTCACCGACTAATGTTGGCTGTCCTGCTTGCACTGTGCCGCCACCTGCTCGCCCAAATGTTGCCAATTCTCCTGTCGTCCCGCTTAAGCTAAAGACGGAATTTAGAATTTTATTGACTATAGCCATTTGTATAAACGTACTTATAATCTGTTTTACAATATCTTTAGCAAAGTCAGCAAAACCAGATAAAGCGCCTTTCCCTTCCATCAGACCAGTAACAAATTTTTCTGTAAAAGCGGCAGTTGTGCTGGTAATAGAGTCGGCCATGCTATCAAACACGCCTGTTATGGTTTTTATTTCTGCTGATGTGGCTTCTATCCCTTTTGTAAAAGTTGTCCTACCTGCATCACCTGTCACCCCTAATTTTCTTGTTGCAGTCATACCTAGTTCTGGGCCGTATTTGTTCGTGTCACCAACGGCGCTTTTTGCGTCTTTTACTTTTGTTAGCTCATCGCTGCTTGCCTTTGCGTCCTTCTGCGCCTTGAGTGCAGCCTCTACCGCCTTCCGTGCATTATCTTCTGCTGCCTCAACATCAAAAAACTTACCGATTAGAGGAATGTTACTAAGGTCTTTAAACAGTGTTAAAACATTGGTTTGTAAAGTTTTAACAGCACTAGCTATGCCAAGATCAAGCATATCTTTCAAAAACGCAATTGAAGCTACTATCTCCTGTATTGTTAAAAGGATGTATCCTAACGCCTTGCCTAGCAGCTTAAATGCGCCATCGCCTCCTTGTACGCTTGATTGCATAGCCTTAGTAAGACTCACTAGAGCGATTGTTAAGCCGCCTTCGCCTATCTGGACTGCCGCCTCTGCTGATGCGTCACCTAAGTTTGAAATAGCGCCTGATAATGTTTTTGCTCTATCGGATATAGCCGTGTCAAATTTAGTGTTACCAACCTTTGCTATAAATTTGAGTACGCTGTCTGTGTTTTTGTCTATAGTCTCGGTAACGCCAGCTATAGTTATTGTTAGCTTATCTCCGTCTGTAACAACCGTAGCGCCTAATTGTTGCAGCCCTTCAATACTGGTTGTGCCAGCTTTAAATATGGCACTAGCTACTTCTTCTATTCCTCTGCCTTGAGCCGCCGCTACATTACCTATGCCGCGCAGTTGTTCTTCTGTTGGCTTAATGCCTAGCCTTCTAAATTCAATAAATGCTGCTGTTACTTCTTGGACTTGAAAGGTTGTTTTTGCGGTAAACTCGCGAATCATCTTCATGGCTTGAGCTGTTTCATAAAGGCTTCTGGTGTTTGCTTGCACCGTTGCCTCTAAATCTTCAAACATGCGTATAGTGTTTACTATACCTTTGCCCACCGCAGCAACACCAATTAGCGCCAATATTCTAGTCATGCCTTTCATAGCTGTGCTAGCGGTCTTTGCTTTTGCGCTTGTTCTATCTAAGGTTTTATTAACCCGAGCCAGCCCCTTACGCAGATCTGCTGTCTCGGCTCTAATTTTTACGATAAGTTCGTCTGTGGTAGCCATTAGTCTGGGTTGAGTTCCATTAGTTCAGCTAGGTCGTCTTTACCTAGAGGCTCATTTTTCTCTGTCGTGTTAAATTCCATAAACCCCTCCATAGCTAAATGTATCTCTATTACTGAGCAGTCCCAGAATTCACTCGGCTGCATTCCAATCATTCCTAGACATACTTGCATATATCTTTTAACTGGCAGCTTATCTATTACTCTTGTTCCTCTTTTTTTTTCTGCGCTTCTTCTTCTTCGTCGCCTTCTTCTTTAGGTGGTTGAAGTGAAGCGGTTAACAATTCAGCCACCGCTTGAGCTGCCGCTACTATCCCTGCTTCGCTAATTATCTTCTTAACTTCTTTCTCTTGGATATTATTGCCGCCGCCTCTTAGTGCGGGAGTAAGCACACTAAGGAGATCAACCATTCTAATATCTGCATCGCCCATACGTGTGGCTAGCTTTATAATTCCGCAACCTACTTTTTCTTCTATCTGTATAATAGCGTCTATAGTAAGCCTTGCTTTGTAATCAGTATCGCCTAGTGTGATGTCAACTTGTGCTTTTAGTGGATTCGCCATCTGGTTCACCTTTCTTTTTTTGTTCGCCAACTGGCGGTTTAAGCAGTATTTTTATGATGTCATCTCTTTCATCAATACGCCAAGATTCAACACTTCTTGATTTGCCATCTACTATTACAGTTTTTGGTTCGCCAAGAATATTAGGCAGTTCAAGCTCGTCACCTCGCATAAAAGCGGATACGTCTTGCTTGCCGTTTTTAACCCACACATTTTTCCAAGACATATTAAATACCTACTATGCGGCTGAGAATGATACTTCGCCAGATGATTCTAAGGAAAAGCTATACGTGGCTTCTCCGTTATACTCTCCAGCATATTCAAGGCTAGTTACTTGGAATGTTCCAGCATATGAGCCTAAATCTGGTATCACAAAGGTAAACGTCTGAAATGCTGTCGCGGCTAATGCCGTAGCTCTAAATGCAACCTCTGCCGCTGTATCAGTAAATACACCGCTTCCAGATATAGACATAGATAAAATGCCGCCATCTGGTAACAATTCGCGATTACCAGAACTATCTTTGTTGGTAACGTCTACTGTTTCTTCGTTAATTGTGAGTGAAGATGATCTCAAACCTCCAATCGTTGTTACGGTGCTACTAATAGTTTGCTTTATTAGTACCGCTGAACCCTTTTGTGCCGCCATGTGTATCTACTCCTATGAAGTTCCTAAAGTTATCGCACGAAACCGTATAATTCCATGTCTTGTCACTCCATCTGGATCACGTAGTACGTCAGAAAACTCATATCTCATATTCACAAGATTAAAACCAGTCTGACTCAGGCTACTATCATGCAATAAAGTATGCACCCTGTCTATTATATTCTTTGCTTCTTTGCTGCCTTTATATTGCGACCAAACGTGAATTGTAACCGTTGTAGAGCCTCCGTCTACATCTGCTGTGCCGTATTCTGTAGTCGTATCTTCTCCAATTACAATAAACGGGAAAGCGCTTTCTTCTGGGGTGTCATCATACACGCCACAAGATAACGTACTCGTTAGAGTGCTATCGCCAGATAACGCACTGTATATTGCGGTCTGTAAAGCAAATAGGCCAATAGTCATTTGTCAAATACGCCTTCTTGCATAAATATCTTATTTATTTTTGCTTCACTTTTTTGTAAAGCTGGCTGCATAAATGGCCTTGCCGCCATATTGCGTGTGCCAAATTCTAAATGCGTTGCGTAGTTACCGCCACCGCCATCACTTGCAAAAGCCTTTACCATGCCAACTAAATCTTTACCTATCACTTTAACTTCTGTAGTTATCCCGCTAATCAAT